CTCGCGCTGCTCTTCGCGTTGCACGCCCACAATGGCGCGCTGCCCGGCCAGCTGGGTACCCAGCAGCTCGAACGGCGCACCGCTGGCGGCCGCCACGTAACTCTCGATGGCGTCGCGCGCATGGCGGCGCTCATCGGTATGGCTGCCCGTGGCAAACAGCAGCACCGACACACGCGGGTCGGCCGGCGCGTCGGTGATGATGGCGTGCGCCCCCAGGTACGGCTCGGCGGTTTCCGTCACCGGCCCGCCATACGCCTTGCGCAGGCCAATGCGGCCGGTGGTGCGGTCCAGGCGGCTGATATCCGGGAACAGGTTGTTGGACTGCCCGTCGATTACCGCCTCGCCCGTGGCGCGGCCGCCGCCATCGTCCTCGTCGGTGAGGCGCTGGGATTTGAGCAGTTTGATGTCCGTTGCACTGATGGGCATGCCAGTCTCCAGGCGTAAAAAAACCCGCACAGGGCGGGTTGTGAGATTCGATGGGGTTACGGGCCAGGCGCCGGCGGGGGCGGCGGCACCGTGATCAGCCGCAGGGTCAGCTCATAGAGCCAGTCCGGGCCGGGGTTTACCGTGCGAAACAGTGGCGCGGCCTGTACGGGGGCACCTGCAGCGCGGTTCCAGGTCACGTAGTGCTGGGCACCCGTGGGCAGGGTGAGCAGCATCACAATGCCCAGCTGGTCGCGCAGTGCTTCCAGCAGCCGCACGGTGGCCAGGGTGAACCAGGCAGCGCCGTTGCTGCTGAGGGTGATCGGGCGGCCGTACAGCTTCTGCCCCTCCTGAATGATCAGCGCCCCGGTGAGGCTGCGATCCTGCGTTTGCGCCACCGGGTCCCAGTCCCACTCATCCACCCATTCCAACTGGTCGCCGCCCAGCTCGGGGTCGGCGGCCAGGTCTACGCTATCGAGCGTCAGCGGCATTACAGGCTCCTCAGCCCGGCACTCTCGAGGATGCCGAGCAGCTTGGTTTCATCGTCTGTCGAGCGCACGGCCACATCCACCGGCGCCCGGCCGGGCACCTCGAGGCGGATTACCCGGCTGGGCGCCTCGGCCTGCGCCGGTGCCGGCTTGGCTTCCTTGGCTTCCTTGGCCTTGGTCTGCTCTTCCTGCCGCGCACGCTGGGCCTCGGCCTGGCGCTTAGCGTCGCTTTCGCTCTCGATCTGGCGCAACAGGCCCAGCGCCCGGCTGGCGTTGGCTACCGCCTGGGAATCGCCACCGGCCTGGGCCTCGGCCAGCTGGGCCTGCAGCTCTCGGCGACGGCCTGCAAACCGGCGGCGCTCGATGTCATCCTGCCGCCCCTGCAGGCCGTCCAGTTCATCCTGCAGGCTGGACAACGTGCTGCGCGTACTCTCGGCCATCTGCTGCATGCGCTGCTGCGCCGAGGCAATGGCCGACTCCAGCGCGCTGAGGTCGGAGTCATCCAGCAGGCCCATAGCCACCTTGGCATTGCGCGCCTGCTCGATAAACGAGCGGGCGCTCATGCCGCCGCGCTCATAGCTGCGCAACAGGCTCTGCAGGCTCGACTTCTGGCTGAGGAACGCCTGCTGGGTCTGCAGGCTGGCCTGCTGGGTTTCCAGCATCCAGCGGCCAAACGGCCCGGACAACGGGCTGGACAACGCCTTCTGCACTTCGCCCAGCTGCTGGCTGACCCGGCCCAGCGAGGCGCTGGTAGCCTCCAGGCTGCTGGTGTCGATGCTCGGGCTGGCCGAGCTGATACCCCGCAGCCGGTCATAGGCCTCCAGCGCCGCCGCACTCATCGCGGCCAGTGGCTCGCGGGCGGCGGACATCACCTTGCCGAAGAAACCTTCCATGGCGGACATGTCGCGCTTGGCTTCTTCGCTGCCCTTGCGCCGCGCCTGCATGGCCGCATCGCCGGCACGCCGCTCCTCTTCCATGCGTTTGCCACTTTCGCGGCGCAACTGCTCGGAGGTGACGATGGCTTCTTTGTCGGCCTGGTTTTTCTGCTGCTGCGCACGGCTGCCCTGCTCGACTGCGCCCCGCAGTTCCTTCTGCCGATCGCTGGTTTTCTTCAGTTCCTCGTTGTACTGGGCAGCAGTGATCGCGCCATCCTGGTACAGCGTCCGCAGGGCGGCGCGGATGGCGTTGATGTCGACATCGGTTTTGGCATTGCTGATGGCCGCCTGTACCGCGGCCAGGTCGCCCAGGGCATCGTCGAGGTCGGAGACCAGCCCGGCCGCGCTGCCGGCTGCGCTGCCCAGTTCCTTGAACCGGCCATTCAGTACCCCGGTGGCCTGCTGGTATTCCTCAATGCTCAGCCGGCCCTCGCTGAATGCACGCAGGGTGGCACGGCGCAGGGCTTCCAGTTGTTCGACGGTCGAGGCCGAGTTGATCAACTGCAGGGCATCAGCCATGCCCTCAATAGCGCGCTGCCCCGTAGCCGCCGCCGCAATCGCTTGCGCGGCAAAGCGTTCATTCAGCTCGGAGACTTTGTCAGCAGTGGCCTGCGCGGCATCCGCTTTGGCCTTTTCGGCGGCTTGCGCAGCCTCTTGCTGCACCTTGGCGTTTTTAACTGCAGATTGGGTGGTGGTATCCCAGGCAGCGCGAATGTCCTGGCCGTCCTGTTCGATCTGAGCGACAAAACCGTCGCGCAGGCCGTTAAGGGTTTCGCGCGCACCTGCAACAGCGGCCTTGATCTTCTCACCACCGAGAGCATCAGGGATCTTGTCCGCAACAGCCTCGACAGCCCCCAGCATCAAGCCCCAGGTTCCGGTAAGAGCCGCCCCAATTGCGCTCAGCCCGGAGGTCACGCCATTGAACAGCGTGCGAAATGGCGCAACGAAGAGCTGCACGCTGGTCGCCGCCGACTCCAGCTTGGCGCCGAAGTCACTGAACCAAGCGCTGCTGTCGTCTATCAGCTTGTTGAGATCGACCTCGGCTATCCGGCCAATGAACTCCTTGACCTTCTCAGCACCCTGCTCGAAAGCAGTAGCCAGCGACTTGGCCAGCTTGTCCAGCCGGCCGTCCTTATCCATCTGCTCGATGTAGTCAGCCACACCCTTGAGCTGCTGCTTGGCGTAGTCCAGCGCACCGCTCTTGGCGATGCGGTCAAGGAAGTCGGACCAGGTGTCGCGCAGGTTGCTCACCAGCCCGGTCAGCGTGCCCATGCCCTCGGCAGCGGCACCTTCCGCACTGGCCCCGATTTCCTTGGTGAGCGCCGCGATCACGTCACGCCCAAGGCGCCCCTCGCTGGCCAGCTTGGAGAGCTGCGCCGCGTTCTTGCCGGTGATCTTCTCCAGCATGCCCCACACGGGCACACCTCGTTCGACCAGCTGCAAAATCTCCTCGGTCTGCAGTTTCTGCTTGGCATAGGCCTGGCCGAGTGCCGAGGCGATGCCTTGCAGCCGCTCCATGCCACCGCCGAGCTGTTCGTTCTTATCGACCAGCGCCTGCAGGGTGCCGTCCATGGGATCGAGCCCGTAGGACTTGAGCAGCGCGAAGGCCTCGGCCACGTCCGCCACTTCCAGCGGCGTTTCCTTGGCGAAGCGCTTGATCCAGGCCGTGGCCTGCTCGCCGGCCTCCACGCTACCCATCAGCGAGGCCATGCGCTTGCCCAGCTTCTCGAACTGATCGCCGGTATCCAGCATCGAGTAGATGCCGTCACGCACTTTGCGCAAGCCCTGGCCTACCAGGCTGAATGCAGCGTTGAGCGAGATATAGGCGGCAGCAAAGGCCAGGGCTTGCTTGGCGCCACTGCTCATCGCTGCCCGCGCGCTTTCGAGACGCGAGCGGTGCTCTGCAGCCGCTCGCGTTGCACCGGCCAGCTCACGCTGCGCAGCCTTCAGCGCGACGTTGTTCGTCTCCAGGGCGGCCTTGGCTTTGGTGACATCAGCCGCCAGGCGCTGCTGTTCATCGGCCAGGTTGTCGGTATCCACCCCGGCGGCACGGGCGGCCTGCTCGGTGTCGGCCAGCTCGCTGCGCAGGGCCGCGAGCTGCTTGTGAGCGCGCCGCGCCTCCCGCTCGGCATCCTTCAGAGACTGCTGCAGCCCCTCGGAACCGGGAGCCTTATCCAGCGCGTCACGCAATTCCTTGATCTGCAGGTCACCCTGGACGATGGCACCCTCAGCCTGCTCGACAGCGCGGCGCACATTTTTCAGGCTAGCGGCCAGCCCCTGGGCGCCCTTGGCACTGTCCAGCGTCTGGCCCAGGCGCTCGGCTTCCTGGCTCAGGCCATCAACGGCCTCGGTCGCCTTTTTCACCTCCGGCGACATCTCGTCCTTGCCGCGCAGGACGAACTGGATCAGGCGGTCTTTGGTGGCCATCTACTTTTTCCTGGGCAATAAAAAACCCGCCGGAGCGGGTTTGTGAAATTCAACGGCAGCTATCCAAGCCCCAGCTCACGCCGGGCCCGCGGTGAATTCACAGGGATAAGCGCGGCCGTTCTGCACACGTGGCAAGCCTTCTTTGAGGCCGCGTGGCGCCAGATACTGTAAATAATCCCCGGCACGAGGAAACACAGCCACAGAACCAGTTCAATCAGGATCGAGCCGGGCACATGCCTCACGCCATTCCCTGTCTGGCCGCAGGCAGGGCAGTAGAATTTTCCTACTACACCTCGCGGTACCGCTGGCGCCGTAGGCGTAACAACATCAACCGCTGAGCGAAGCGCACCATCAACCTTCGACAGGACGCCACCTACAGTGGCGCTCTTTCCAGGCTGAGCCGCCGGGGCGCCGCTTTCCTTGCGCAACTTCAAGGCCAGCGCCTTTTCGTAGTACGCCCCGCATTCCGGACAGCGCAATGGCTCACCAAAAGCGGCCGCCGGGGCTTCGTAACTACACGTTGGACATTGCATCAGGTTCCCTCCCAGTCAGTGACAGGAGGGAATGTAACGCAACACCTTCCTATACGGCCATCCCTGGCCTGTGCCATTACGCCGCTTCCTGCTGACGTATGGTGTAGTACTGCGACAACCCTTCACCGAGGCGGGTGTAGTCCTGCAGCAGCTCGAAGGTGACGTTGTAGGAAACGTACTCTTCGCCGTTGAGCGGCAGCTCGGAGATCACATCGAAGCTGACACGGTGCAGCGTCACATCGTAGGCCATGCCGTTCTGCGCATCGTTCAGGCCGGCAAAGTGCAGGGCCTGCTCGGTGGGCGCTGCCTTGAGGATCTCCGCAACAGAGGCCTTGATCTTGCTGTAGCTGGCCACGATGCCGCGCTGCGCGATAGCAGAGCCAGCAAGCAGTTGGATGCCGTAGGGGGTGACGATGTAGTCCACGCCCGCTTCCATCACGGAGCCGGCCTCTACGGTGATGGTAAAGGCATCGTTCGCGGCGAAGGCCGTGCCGCCGGCAGTTACGGTGAAGCTGAGGCCGCCGCCGGTGAACGGCGTGCCCACGCTACCGCTGCCAATGCTCGTCGCGGCAGGACCGGTCACGGTGAAGGCGGTGGAGCTGGTGAACTCCAGGATGTAGTTGCCACTGGCGGCGCCGTTGACAACGATAGCGCCCATGGTGCCATCGCCAGCATTGCCCAGCGCGGCGGTGGAGCTGGCGGCGGCGGGCGGGGCCAACACGGTAACCGGAGCGGAGGTATCCACCAGGTTCTTGAACACCACCATTTCCCCGGCAGCGCCGCCGGTAGGGTGGGCTTCGCCCGTTACGGCACCAGCGGCGACGCCGGTAACCACGGCCCGCAGGATAAGCGCCAGTTGCGCCGGGCCGCAGTCATACAGAGTGAAGCTGCCGGTGATGCCAGTGATCTGGCTTTTGGCGTTGTTGTTGCCGATACCCGTGCGGAAGTTGCGCAGGGTTTTCTTGTCGGTGGCGTGCTGGATGGCCAGAGCCGTGCTGTTGCCGACCTCGGCGAAGCCGCGCTGGCTCTGCCAGGGCTTGGCACCGAGGACGCCGAAACCGATCAGCGAGCGGTCTTGTGCATATTGCATGGGATTTCTCCTGGTATGGGGTAACCGCTACTGCAGCGGTTGGACATAGGTGATTTGCAACGGCATGACATGGGCTGCCCAGCGCCGCCCATCCGCCGGCGGCGTGGGCGTCTCGGGCTGGAAGCCGGCAGCGGTGATGCCACCGACCGTTTCGAGCCCACAGCGCTGGCCGGCCGTGGCCACTTTTACGGCGAGCCGCAGAGCCCGCAGACCAGCTGCGTACTGGCGGCGCTTGCTGACCAGCACGATGTTGATGACCACTTGCTCGGGCACGCTGCGCGGCATGCGCGGGTGACCGCCCAACTGCTCCTGCGTTGTGCCTGGCTGGAGGACAATGAACTGCTCCGGGTAGGAGGCATCCTCGGCATCGAAGACGCTCCGGACATCGCCCTCCTCGACCCGGGCAACCGGGCTCAGCAGAGCCTGCAGCGCCTCGATGATCTCGCTCTGTACGTCTCGCACTGGCATATCAGGGCACCACGTAGAAGGTGATCATGTGACCATCGTCAGCGGCTATGCCGTCGATATGCCAGGTCTTGCCGTCCATAACGAAAGCGCCTTTGCGGTCGAACGGCTGCAGCAGGCTTTTGCGCACGGTGATGGTCACCGCCCGGTCGAGCATGCCGCTACCAGCGTCGAACCGTTCGATATCGCGCTCCACAATCACCTCTACGCCACTGGCCAGTACGGCACCCGTGGCGCTGTGGTATTCGGCGATGCCATCGGACAGCGTGCGCAGGATGGTTTTGTTCATGCGGTCACGCATGGCGGCCCAGCTCATGACTTACGCCGTGACCGGGTGGCCCAGCGAGCCATTGAGGCGCACGCGGCCGGTGGAGGACGGGTTGGCGGCATCAGCCACAGCCACGCCAACCAGATAGTTGCCGGTGCCGGGTACGTTGGTCAGCACGTTGGTGGCTGCGACGGCGTAGATCGGGTTTCCGGCCGACCAGGCCTGTGCGCTGGTTTTGGCGAGGTCGAACACGCCAGCGGTCTTGATCTCTACCTTGTCGCCGATGGCGCCATCCTGTGCAGCAACACCGATCAGGCTGTTGACGCGCACCAGGTCACCGGACTTGATCGCGGCGGCGGCGGTGATGGTGATCATGTCACCGTGTTGCACGAAGTTTTTCATGGGGTATTCCTCGGAATTCAGGGGGCATAAACACCGAGGGCGCCATCAGGCGCCCTCAGAGTCGGTGCTGCGCTTATCAGGCACCGGCGTTTTTGTAGGCGCCGCGGTAGTCGATCCAGGCTGCGCCGAACACCAGGCGGGCCTTGATCTCCATGCCGTCAACCTCGAAGCCCTCGCGGGTTTCGGTGAACACGCCCTGCTCGCCTTCCAGGTAGGCGTACTCGAAGGTATCGACCATGCCCGGGGCGGCGTACAGGTACCACTGGTTGCCAGTGATGCGCGCATCGACGATCACCTGCAGCGAAGTGTTGCGGCTGTCGTTGATGTCGGCGTTCTTGGCCGGGACGTACTGCGAGCTGGTGAACTGGAAGGCTTCCAGCTCTTTGTCCGGGCCGACGACCAGGTACTGCGGGCCGAGGTTGAGGTAATGCCCCGCCTTGGACTTCTGCTTGCGCATGGCAGCGCGGGCAGCGGCCAGGGTGGTGGTGTTGATGGCGCCGGCAGCGGCGGCCAGGTTGCCGTGGTCGGCGTGGAACACCGCTTTCCCGTCCACGAAGTTCGGGTTGCTCAGGAGCAGATCCCACACAACGTCCGACTCGGTTTGGGCAGCAGCTGCGCCCAGCGCCTGCGGCACGCGGGTCAGTGCGGCGAGGTCGTCGTTGACGATGCTTTCCCAGGTGATGGCGATGATCTTGCCGAACTTGGCAACCTTGATCGGCGCGCCCTCTTCACCCAGCGAGCCGTACTTGTACTCGCCGTGCTCGCTGACCTTCTCCAGTGCGGAGATGTCGCCCAGGGCGACGCGGGTCACTTCGCGGAAGTCCGGCACGCTGGTCTGGCGGCCAAGCGGGCGCCAGGTCTGCGGGGCCAGCTCATAACCGGCGCGCAGGGTGCGGGCGACGGTGCTGCCCAGCAGCAGCGGGAAATCGCTGGTGGTGTGCATGCCGGCAGCGCGGAAGGCCTGGCGGTCGCAGCCCAGGGCGGCGCGGGCCACTTCCTGCGGGGTCATGCCGCGCACGCTGCCGCCGACCATCTCCACGCTCTCGCGGGCCATGTCGATCAGGCGCATGCCACGGAACTCGCGGCCGCTTTCCTCAAGTTTGACGCTCGGGTCGCAGCGGTGCAGCAGGGCATTGAGCATGCCACTACGCTTGGCGATCAGCACCGAGTGGTCGACGGTGCTGGTGACGGTCGGCTGGCTGTTGCGGGTTTCCGGCTGGTCGGACTTCTGGCCCTCGGCCAGCTTGTCGATCATCGCGGCGCTGGCATCGGCGACGGACACGCCGCGCTCGACCAGATCATCGGCGAACTCTTCCGGCAGGCCAACCTTCTTGGCCATCTGGCGAATGGTCAGGCCGCGCTTGCGCTCAGCCTCCTGGGTCTCACGGCGGATTTGATCCTCGGCCGCGCGCGTATCGTTATCGGTCATCACTGTTTCCTCTTGGGTGGTGGCCACGGCGGCCGGTTGCTCGACAGGCTCTGCTGCCTGACGGGTTTCGAAAATGGTGGAGTAACGCTCGCCTTTGTACTCGGCGGGCGTCTTGGCGCTGCGTACCTTGCTGCCGTCGTCGAAGCCGATTGGCACCAGAGACAGCTCGGTGGGCTCCCAGTCGGTGGCCCGGTAGATGGGGGTGGTGTCCTCGCCGTCTTCGACGAGCACGTAGCGGTGCACGATGTAGCCCACGCTGATGTTGCGCAGGATGCCGTCGCGCACGTCGCGGAAGATCGGCTCGACGTCTTCGCGGGAACTGAAGCGGATCACCGCGCGACCCTCGCTGCCTTCCAGCCAGGCGCGCTCGACAACGCCGATCACGTCGTCCAGATCCCACTGGCCATGGCTGTTCAGGAACGGCGCGCCGTTGTTCAGGCGCTCCATGCGCAGGGCGGTATCGCTGACTTCCAACTCTTCCTGGTACTCGCCGATTGACCAGCTCCAGCGCTTACCGCGCGCGCCGGTCGTCCAGGTGATTTCTACGGTGCGGTCGTCGATGTTGACCGTGCCGGGGCGTACCGCTGCGCGAATGCTCTGCAGCGGGGTTTCAAGCGTTTGCGTCTGCATCGCGTTCATCGTTCGCGCTCTCTTCATTGGCCGGCGCCGGATCGACGTCGGTGGATGGAATGACGGTGCCCTGCGGCCGGGCCTGGGTCAGGCCGGCGCCGGATACCTTGCGGGGGTCGCAGTCGAACACCAGGCCGAGGTCGTCGAACAGCTTGTTGCTGTCGGCGATGTCCTTGGCGTGGGCAGTGGGGTCGGTGATGCCCAACTCGCGCAGGGCGTTTGGCCAGGTGATCAGGCCTGAGCGCAGGCGCGCTCTGACGGTCTCGGTTTCTGACCTCGGGTCGACCATCTCACGGCGCGGGGGCACCCACTCTGCTTTAACTTCCGTCAGCACGGCGCCCGGCAGCAGGGCCTGGGCCTCCATGAACCATTGCCATGCGCGCTCGCACATCTGCGGGATGAGCATGCGCCACTGCCACACGTCCACCCGGCGGGCAAAGTGCAGCCAGCCCATGCGACCGCTTGAGAAGTTCACGCCTTTGAGGTCGCCGGTGATCAGTTCGTATGGCACGCCAAGGCCAACGGAGATGGCATGCAGCGCTTGCCAGCTGTAGGGCTGGTAGCCGTTGAATGTGGGCGGCGCGGCGAAGCTGACGCCCTCGCCCATGGAAAGCTCTTGAATGATGCCCGGCTCCATACGCTCGACCAGCGGCGGCGTCTTGCCGTTATTCCCGCCGGTGCCGTCCTTGGTGATGAAGGCGGCGAAGCAGGCGGCGATCTTGGCCTGCTCCATCACGGCATCTTCCATTTCGTCGAAGTTCTTCAGGCGCTGCATCACCGGGGCGAACCAGGTGTACCCGCGCGCCTGGCCGGCACGCTTGGGCAGGAATACGTGGATCACGTCTTCTGCCGGCACGCGGCGCGACTCGATGGAGCGCAGGGTGGCGCTGGAGCCTGGGTGCTCGTCGAACAGCCAGAAGGCCACGCGCTTGCCCAAAGCATCGAACTCGATGCCTTGGATGATGACGTTGCTGCCCTGGCCGCCGCTCTTGGCGTCGTCGATGAAGTCCGGTTCGAGCACTTGCAGTTGCAGCGGCACAGCCAGGCCATCGGTGCTGTAACGGCGGCGGCGGCGGATCAGGCATTCGCCCGACTCGGCCACGCACTCCATGACCTTGTGCTGCAGGCCATAGAAGTTTTCCAGGCCATCGGCATCGCACTGCAGGCTTTCGCCCCAGGCGTACCAGAGGTCACCGAGGCGCTTGGCTTGGCGCTCCCTGTCGATCAGCGGGCGCGGCACGATGCCGGCACCTACCACGTTGTCGGCTATGCCGGTAATGGCGCGCTCCGCGTAGGGGTTGTTGCGGCGCAGGTCGCGGGCACGGTTGCGCAGCACGGCCAGGGCCGAGCCGTTCTCGGTGTTGGCGTCTGCACCTGCTGCGCGCCAGCCTTGGTTGCGGCGGCCGCCAGCGGCACCTTCGAAACGGCGCTCCATGGCGTTAAGCATCAGGTCGGCGCGCTTTTTCTCCAGGCGAGCCATGGCGCGCTTCGCGGCATAGCCGGGAAACAGCGAGTCGATCACGCTCATGCTCAGTAGCCCTTGGTGAATGAGGTCAGGCGGCGGCCGCCGGTAGTGTCTGCGTTCAGGCCCAGTTCGTTTTCCATCAGCCGCAGGATCTGCAGCATCTCGGCAACCGAGCGGTAGGTGACGCTGCGGTCGGCGTAGCGCACCTGCAGTTCGCCACCGGCGATGGCGGCCTTCAGCGCCTGGTACTGCTCTTGGGTGTAGGCCATGGCTATCGCTTCCAGTATTTGGATTTCGCCCGTGGGCGTTCTTGGTTATCTGCTGCTGCGTCGCCACCGGGACGCGGCTCTGCGGCCAGCACATCGAGGTCGAGGCCGAAGCGCTGCTGGCTGATGCGCAGTGCCGCCAGGGCGCCGACGAAGCAGTCGAGCGCCTCGTTGCGGCGGCCTTGGTTGTCCCAGCGCAGCACCCGCTTGCCCTGGGTGACTTTCGGCACCTTCACTTCGCTGACCAGTTGGCGGACTTCACTCTCGTCGCACACGTCGTCATTTGCTGGCAGGTGCACGACACCTGGCTGCGGCTCACCGGCCTGCGACTTGGCCGTGTCCAGCGGCAGCTTGAGGCGGCTGTAGATCAGTTCCTTGGCGTTGTCGGTGCCAATCTCGGTCAGGTAGACCTTCGACTTGTTGCGGGTGCGCGGCATGTTGGCAATCGGCTTGCCATACACGCTGGCCCCCTTGGTGGGGATGACCCACAGCACGCCGTGGCGCAGGCTCTCGCCATAAACCTCGTCGGTGTAGTGCCCGCCGGAGTCCCAGCCCCAGCGGTCAACGCGCATCACCAGCCCGTCAGCGCGGGTGAACTGCTTCTGCAGCTCGGCGGCAACCTTGCGGCGCAGCACTTCGCTGGCCGGGTCGCCCATCAGGATGAAGCGATAGACCAGCCAAGATTCTTCGCCCGGCCCCCACGCCCATACTCGACCCTCGTAACGGTCATCCTGGGTATCGATGAAGCCGGTGAGCACTACGGCGCGTTGTGGTACTTGGCCCGTCCACACCTCGCGGCGGCCATAGAGCACATCCCACTCGACCTTGTCCTGCGTTTCCTCCCACACCTCGCCGAGCGTGGTGTTGGTGAAGGTGATCAGCTTCTCGCGGTCGCCCTTGATCTTGAGGAACTCGGTGGCGATCTTCAGCCACGTCGACCAGGTGCTGTAGATCGCCCAGCAATAGAAGGCGATCGAGCGCGGCGTCCGGATCGGCTCACCGTCAGGGCCGAACCAGTCCATCGAGTCACGCGTCCAGATGCCGGTCACTTCGCAGATCCAGCGGCCGGACTTGGACGCCTCCACCATATCCGGGTGGAAGAAGCAGCTCTTGCAGTGCTCGCAGACGTACCAGGCTTTCACTGGTTCGCCGAGCTCGTCCTTATCCCACTTCAGGCCGAAGTCGCATTCCTTGCCGCCGAACTTCAGCGTTTGCTCACCACGGCAGTGCGGGCACTCTATGTGGAAGCGCAGGCGAATTGGCGATTCGCTGGCCGCCTTGCTCACTTGGCAGCTGCCGGCCTTCTTCGGCGTAGAGCCACGAATCGACTTGGGGTAAACCGCACCGTCCAGGCGCTTGTCACCGAGGGTTACCGGGTCGCCCTCGCCTTCTACGTCGGCGTCGAAGTTGGACAGCTCGTCGTAGATGACCTCGTCCGCCGACTTCTCGCGGTAGTTGCGCGAGGCCTTTCCGCCGCGCACCCACAACGTCTTGCGGTTGGCGAACACCTTCTGGTCGAGGGTGTTGTCACTGTGTTTGCGGCCAATCCACGGGGCCAGCTCGCGCACCACGGGCACGTCACGGATCAGGCCGTTGACGTGGCTTTTGCTGATGTCTTCGGCGTCCGGGTCGGTCGGCGACCACATCATGACGTTGCGGCGCTTGTGCTGGATCTTGTAACCGATGTTGGCCAGCAGCAGCTTGGTGTAGCCGATCCGCGCAGACTTCACGAAGTTGACGACGGCGATCAGGTCGTTACCCATCGCGTTCAGGATGGCAACCTGAAACGGGTCAGTCGTCCATTTGCCCTCGTTGTAGGAGGACTCAGAGGACATGTAGAAATGTTTGTCTGCCCACTCCACCGCCGTCAGCGGTGGCTCCTTGTACATCCCCTGCAGGCCAAGCCTGACCGCCTTGCCGAGATCAATGATCCATGGTTGCAAGGTACTCATCGAGGATTCCTGGTAGGTCGTCACCGAACTGCGCGGTGATGTTGCGGGCCATGGCTATCTCCCGCTCCAGGGTTTCCAGAATGCGTGGGTCGATCTCCGGATGCCGGCGGCTGACTGTCTTTCCTACGGTCTCCAGTTTCGAGCCGATCTGGGCGGCGATCTTGGCCAGTGCAAAGGTGGCAAATGGCACCGGCACCAGGATCTTGTCGTTGACCTGGTTCTTCTGCTCTTGGGCGTATGCCTGGGCAGTAGTGAGGCGAAGCTTCTGCTGAGTGAGCTTTGCTTCGGCCAGTGGATCGAGACCTTCTAGTTCCGATCCTGCGGGTTGTTGTTTGCGGGCGGCGTGCTCGACGCGGTTCTGCACCACATCCTGCACCCGATAGAAGGCCTCTCGACCAATCTTGGCTACAGGGTCAACGCCCCATTTATCAAAGGCTTGCGGGGATATGCCGAGCGACTTCGCCATCTCGGACTTGTTCAACCATCCCGGCTGCTTGGTTGTTTCGTTCTTAGCCATGACTAAACAACAACCAACCTCCGAAAAATGCCCATACATAGTGGAAGGGCGGGGCTCGAATTACC